TATTGCGCCTCAACTACACGCCGTATCCGCTCTTGCGGCACTCTTAAAAGCACTGTCAGGTATGTAGGAAAACCCCGCCCGTAATTCGTTTTCTGAAAGCATAGCGAGTTACGGGCATGTGGCATATAGGAGAAAAACCGAAGATGATAAACCTGGATATTATACTTGACGGAGAAGGGTGTTGGCCGGACCTACCAGCTATAAATGAGGCTGGAAATATGGCGATGGGCGGTAGTCTTAAAATTGCCGCACTCCCCGGAGGAATGCAGTCGGGCAAACCGTCCGTCATGATAAGGGTTGATCTGCCGGGCGGTAAAGTCGCGTTAGTGGAAACAAGTCTGCTACTATTTCAGTCTGCCGCCCGTGCGTTCACGGCAAAGTATGGCGACTTAACACAGGAGTAATCAATGAGTACGACTACAGACAGAAATAGCCCTTGCATCAAAGAAGTAAGACCGGATGGGCAACAGGAATGTTATCTGATACTTTCTGATGAGGAGCGAGCAAAGGGTTTTGTGCGACCCGTGAGGAAGGAATACATCCATATCAAGTGCGGCGGCAGAACACACATGGGCGTTTCGATTGCAGAAACCTATGCCAGAGACAATAATTTCTACAACGCAACCTACTGCGTAAAATGCGGAAAGCATTTCCCGTTGCGTAATGAACTCGGCGTTTATGCGTTTCAGTGGGTGGGCGTGGGGGATGAGACAAAGTTCGTCGGAAGCTAAGAACTTTCCGTGCGGAAAGTTCAGTCCTGAATACCCTGTAGGTGGAAACACTTGCGGGGTATTTTGCCGTTTGGCTTGACAAAAACCTAACCGATAGGGTACTCTATTTTCAGTATATGAAAGTAGGCTTGAGGAGGGGTCAGGCAAAATGAGAACGTACGGCGTGATTGGTTCACGGACTTGGGATAATGAGGCGGTAGTATTTAGCATTCTTGACGGCGGATACGCCAAGGGTAAGATTGCTAAGATCGTATCGGGCGGGGCAAAAGGCGCGGATACGATAGCAGAGAAGTGGGCAAAAACCCGCAAAATTCCCTGCGAGGTTTTCCATATACGCGCTGAGGATGTAAAGACAAAAGGGCAGCGGGGCGCGCCTCACGTTCGCAATCAACGCATAGTCGATGCCTGCGACATTTTGCTTGCTTTTTGGGATGGGGAAAGCGCGGGAACGCAAAGCACAATCAAGAAGGCGTTCAAGGCAGGTAAGCCAGTTTTTGCTGTGTACCCTGACGGTTTGACGCGAAGACTGAGAGAAAATGGGGGTGAGTAAATGCCGGGAGCAGGGCAGGATATTTTCAACATCATAGGCGGTTCACGCTTCCGTAAAGCGGTGCAGGCGGTATGGATGAAACCCCTGCCAACTGGAGTGGAGTTCCCCCATAAGCAGGGCCGTCAGGGTATGAATCATTGCCGAATCACCCTGGATAAAAACGGAACTTATTACATGGAATTTTTCAAAATGCAGGAAAGATTTCCTACCCTTGTGCTGACAAAAGAGGCGATACCGGGCACGGAACTGGCGAAGCACTTTAAGCGTGCGACTGGTATCAACCCTATTCCGCGAGTTGCCAAAGCAGATAAAAAGGAGGCTGAATGATCGAACTGACCGTAACCAGACCGACACAAGGGGTGAACACTACCACAAAACACGCGACTATGGGGGATTTCATTTACGGTATCGTGCAGAATTACGTAGAACCTGGTGAGATGACTATTGATGACGCTTGCAGGCTCATAGACTGCGGACAGTACAGGAGCGACTGTGATGGTCTGCACCTATCATGGACGTGTGAGCAGTACGCGGGGCAGACAGCCAGACTGACGGCGAAGGAGTACGAATTACTATGATCGAATTGGTACGGGGCAATATCTTTGAGGCGGACTGTGAGGCGCTTGTAAACCCTGTCAACTGCGTCGGCGTCATGGGCGCAGGATTAGCACTTGAGGTGAAGCGCAGGTATCCACATATGTTTGCGGCGTATCAGGGCGTTTGTAAACGGCACGGAATCTCTGCGGGGCGGGGGTGCGTCCTGCCCACGATGCAGAAGCCATACCCGCACTACATTATCAATCTTGCCACTAAAAATCACTTCTCAGATAAAAGCACACTCGCTATCGTTTCGGACTGTGTCCGCGCCCTTGCTGATTTCTGCATAGACTGCCCCATAGAATCAGTCGCGGTTCCGGCACTAGGGTGCGGACTCGGCGGGTTAGACTGGGAAGACGTGAGGCCGATTCTACTCAAACGGCTTGCGTCTGTGCCAGATGTGCATTTCAAGGTGTACGAACCGGAATCGAAGCGGTATTTCTTAAAAAGAGGGCTATAATCTGCACTGGCAGGAAATATTGAGGAGAGAGTAAAAGCAATGACGGATGAATTAAAGCAGGCGATAGAGCGGCGGCAGGTTTCGGAAGCAAACTCCGCACTGGGAAGCGTCAAAAGCGCACTCAAAGCGAAAACATCGGCGGAGAACGGTAAGAAGGGTGGTAGGCCGCGTAAGAACCCGCTTACTGTCGAAGAAGTGAAACCGGGCGCTACAAACATGATTCAGAGAGGGGAACCAGGAAAGGAGTACTGAGTGATTCAAAAAGAAATAACAGTATTCTGCGACGGCGCGGACTGCAACGCATTCGACTATGCGGACGGGAATAAATTGGCAGCAGGGGCGCGAAGGTTCCTGCGGCGTTTCGGTTGGACTCGCGTGATCTACCCTGACGGTAAAGTGCGCGACTACTGTCCCACCTGCTCAAAGAAGCAAAAGGAAACCTCATGAGTGAAAAACAAATAGCAGGACCAAGTGTCAGTCCCGGACAGAAATTCCAGTCGATAGCTTGGAGACATGAAGACGGCGCCCTGTATGTTAGTGAGGATGGGCAAGGGAGCGAACAGGACGCTGGCCGAGTGTTGCGTGCGGCCTGGGAACGATACGAACGTGCCCGTACTGATTTGGAAAACCCTCCTAGATATCGCACCCCTGAAATCCAGCGGCAAAGACAAGAGGAAAAACGTGCAGCGCTTACATCGGCTGATAACGACATCGCGGCGGCTGTTGACTTTTTTGATATGTTCTGCCCTGATAGCGTGTGGAAAGAGTACGCGCTTGATGGTTACACGGAGGATAAACCATGAATATTTACCTGATTTCCCGATACAGCAGGCGTGATGAAATGGTGCGCCGGGAACGGTTGACAGGAATCAGCATTCCTTACACTCCCGCCGGATGGGGAGGCGGAGAATAACTATGGCTATGATTTCAAACATTCGCATTAACGGAACCGACTTACTTAATGTGCAGGAAGTGATTACGTACCTCCTTGCAAAACCGGATACGATGTATTTGCAAGGATCAACTTGACGACTCTTTTATCCTGGTTTCTTCTTTCCTGGCGGACCTGGCGTACAACTCAGAAGGATGGGGCAGGGAGTTCCGAACCTTCACGGAGACTGAGTTTGACACCTGGGAGGGTGAGCGCAACGCGGTTTGACGGACGCAAACTTTCCGTGCGAAAACTTTTTTGATTACCTATTGACAAAACCTAACCGATAGGGTAATATATAGTCAGAGATTGATCGAACGGAGGAGGTGGCAGAATGATCGGAAAAGGTTTCCATGTGGACGGGCGCGTTATCAAGTCCGTCCTGCATTTAGAGAAGGTTCTCAAAGAGCATAAGACACACATGCTTCGGTATGTTCACCCGGAGGAACCCAACAGGATAGACGTATCTCAGCCCAATATCACCACGGCGGAAGGACTGGTTCACCTGGCGCAATCAGAGCAGCCGTACATCGTGGTCAAAGACTACTGGGTTGGTTACACCGAAGATGAGTGGAAGCGGCTTCTGGCGCTACAGAAGGCCGCGAGTGACGCCGAATACCGCGTCAGAATGGAAAACGCATCACGATGAACGAAGAACAAAAACCTGTCCGTATCACCCTGCAATTTCAGTATTCGGACGCATTCAAGAAAGAATACTTTGTGCAGAAGGGCCGCATTATCACGGAACTCCCTACGATTACTTTCGATCCTGCCGAACTGGAGTGGGGGTACAGAGAAACCCTAGTAGAGGCGCAGCGCAAGGGAATCCTCACGGAGTTTCAGCCGATTAGTTCCGGCGGAACGAAAGAGCAGTATCAGAACTTCACGGTATACGCCGTGCATGATAAGTGGCAGGCAAGCGAGGGGTATTCCTTCTTTCGGACGGGAGAGGCAGGTATCAAGATGCTCCTTATTGACTTGCAGGAGTTTATGAACAAGCGGGATATTGGGCTTCGCGGCGAAGAAGCACAGGTGGACATAAAGGCGTGATTTACTCAGGGCAGGCTGTAGTTATCCTCCCATCAAACGAAGAACTGGCGGGACAGACTGGAAAAGTATATCGGCAGCACGGCGTAAATAGAGATACGTGGCGTGTTTGGGTAGACAACCTTGCTTCATTCTACTGGGTGCGCGAAGTTGACATGCGGGTAAGAGTGAGGTAGAATGAAGGCGGCATGGCGCAAAACACAAGCCGGGGACGAGTCTCAAAAACTGGTCCCCGGCTTGTGTTTTTCTGTTTCGGTATTATTCCTCCGTTCCGAAGATAAACCCCGAAACGGTTCCGGTAGCGGTAGCATCGAGGTTGAGTATATTGTTAAGGAGCGCGGAGGAATACCCGTTGTCCATATTGGGAGGGCTGTTAAACGGGGTGGCAGCGATAAGAAGGGGAGTCCTGATCCACTCCGCCGCCGCGTCTTTTAGAATGATTGACCCGGCCACCGAAAGCGAAAGCGCAAACCCCATGACACGGAAGCGCTTACCTCCTGTGGGCGTCCAAACCGCCACAGGTGTTCCGGCAGTAATCGCCACAGCCGCGACCGTTTTCCATACCCCTGGAGTTCTTGCCCGGTCAAACGTATTCCCGTTCCACTCCACGGAGGATTCCGCGACTATATTTGCGCCCGGCATCCCGTCCTGAGTTGCAGCGCGTTCCCCGTAATACAACCCGTCAATAGGATTAAAAAGCGCCTCTTCGCTGATAGTAATGCCGGTCGGTGTAAAACCATTTAATCCCGGCCCACCGGCCGCAAAATCATCCCACTCCGCAATTTCCGTGTTAGCATGGGCGTTTACCGTGGAGGAGGAAAATCCAACCGTAAGCGTGCCTGCTACATAGGTGGCAAGTACATAAACGGCCTCCAGGTTTGCCGTCCCTCTCCCGATTGTGATCTGTTCTCCTGGTTGAAGTCCGACTACGGCAGACAGTAGGATAGATGATACCCCGGCCGCAACGGCCCCGTTTAACAACCCGGAATTGCGCAGTTTTCCTTGCAAGCTACGGGATCGGTCATAGTTCCCACCACCCGGCCCGCCACCGTTGTAAACCTGTTCGACTGCCGTAGCCGCGCCCGCACCGGACGCGCCGTCAAGTTCTCCGTTGGCAGAGCGCTCGCGCTCCCACCCTCCGACTCCGCCGTTTAGTGTCTGATTGAACAGGTATGTGCCCGCCGCCGCGAACCCGATACCGGGGGAACCGTCTGCCACTGTTGCGTCGCGGGACTGGTTGTAGACAAATCCCTGGATATTGAAAGGGCCGGTATGCGCTTTCAATACGGCGGCGGCTGTAAACGTCGTTGCCGTGACTGAAAGAACGTAAACCGCCTCATACCCCGCAGGCACCGGCCCATTGGTAGGTGTAGGCTCCAGCAAGACGGTGCTGCCTGGCTGGATAGACCACGGTGCGCCGGAACTGTAACCTGACATAGCAGAGGGTGTCAACACTTTGTTGAGTCCGGTTGTTACACTCGCTGCATGGGAAACAATGAACGGCTGTGCGTTTTGGGATGAACCTGTTGCGATGCCAGCGGCGGCTATACCGTCTATGCTGGTTTCTCGCTGGCGGTCAAGTGCGCCGTCAGCCGTTAGCATCTGCGCTACACCTCCGGTATTTAACCCAAAACTGTTGGCCGGTAGGCTCTGGTGATCTGTGTTGTGGAATGCGGCAACGGTAGCCTTGTTGGCGGCTACCACGCCGTCAGCAATGGAGACGTTTGCCGCTACCCCCGCTCCTGCGCCGGGTGCTGCCATTGTCCCCACGGAAAGGCCGACTATTTCCCGGAACGTGACGTTGATCGCCCCTGACGTATACGCTGAAATGCGCGCACGAAGCTGGCTAAATCCCAAGACGGAAACAAGATAAATTCCGTCTGTCGTGGCAACGGGCGCTTCTGTGTTCGTGGCGATATTCAAGGCTTCAACTGGAACCCAGTTCGCACCGTCAACGTTCCCTTCAAATGAGATTGTGGCGACTGATATTCCTACGATTTGTACGGCCATGGCGGAAACGCCGTTACAGCTTGCCGGAACGCCGGAACCGACCGCAACGGCTGCTGTTTGCAGCTTGCCTGTGTAATCGCTTAAAAGTGTAGGCATTGGTATAATCTCCTATAAAAACAGTGATAAAGGAGATTATACCCCGCTTCACAGTGAAGCAATCCAATACCTACACTTTCCTACTGCTGCATTATCTTTACCGGGACTAGTTTTCTCATTTCTTTTCTGCGTGCGTTTTTCGCCTCTGCGTGCTTTGCATAAGATGCCCTGGATACGGCGCGAAACTGCTCCCTGTTTGCGTCTCTCCACCTTTCCGTGATTGCCGCAACGCATTCACGGCAGTAAATCGGTAAACACTTGATCCGCCTGGATGCCTAGAGCCTCCAGTATCTCTTCCCGCGTTGCAATCATTTTAGTCGTTGTCATTGGTGTTTCTCCTGTTGGCATAATCTCAAACAGTTCGATTAAAAATGTCAAGGGGATACCGGAAAATAGTTTTGCGTATCCCCTTGTGCCTATCGGCTAGGCTTCCTGGTAGGTCTATGTGAGGTGTAGGCGCGGGGGCGTTCTAAATTGTAGTACCACACAATTGCCGCCCATGCGTCCTCCGCGCCCCGGCAGCACTCCCAGTAATAGCCTGCCGCTTGAAGCTTGACGCCCCATTCGCGCTGGTTGGGTTTTAGCCCGCCCTGAGTCAGTCTCTTTAGCTCTATAAACATGCCGTGGTAGCCTTCGCGCGCTACTGCAAAGATGTAATCTGGGTATCCTGCGGTCATCCCCTGCGCCTTCAAGGAAGCACCTGTGACAACACTCCTGCGGCCCTCATTGGGGATATGGGTAATCAGATCAAGTTCCGGGTACTTGGCTACGTTTTCCCTGATTTTCTTCCATAATGCCTTTGCCTCCGCCTCCTCTAGCGGTTCGGCGGGGGTCGATCTTGTGGGGGTAGGGTTCTTTGAGGAGGGTGCCTTTTGGAGTGAGGATTTCTTCGGCGGCAGCATTTGCCCATGTGAGCAGGCTCCTGCGGGACAGACAAGCATACGCCCTTTCCAGTTAGGCAGGCTTGATTGTACAAGGGCTATTTTATGTAGTGGGCAGATAGGCAGGGCAGGCTGTTTCACTTCGTCTACGGGCGCGGTGCGGCCCCTGGGTGGCGTTTTTAGCATGGTGGCAACCTCCCTCAAGTTCGTTAGGGCTATTATGACGCAGGGCAGGGATTGACGCAATAGCCGGACGGGATTCGGTTTCAAAACACCTCGCAAGGTTAGGTACAATAGCATAGGAGGGCAGAGTTATGAAGATATGTATACAGGTGCGTGCGGACATACAGGCAGACGGAGATTCGTGCGCTACGCGCTACGTCATAGGCAGTTCGGCGCAATCGGACGGCGGGCCAAAAGAGGTTGACAGGGAAGTGGAACTCGCGCTGATTTCAGACAACGCGCAGGTTTGGGCCGCGCTATCGATGATAGAGCAACACAAGGACTATACTATTACGATAGAGGATAGGCAGTACCCCGGCGAGTCGGGTGAGGTTGTGGAAATCGTCACGGTCCCTGGTAAGAGCGAGTAGAACGGACACCTGCGGAGGAGGCAGGCAGAAAATGAGTACAAATAAGACAGAGACGGTCGGGATTGAATCTTTGACGCCGGATTCAAAAAATGCAAATATCGGTAGCGTGCGCGGAGCGGCGCTCATAGAGCATTCTCTAAGGCAGTACGGCGCAGGGCGATCCTTGCTCCTTGACAAGAATTTGAACGTTATAAGCGGCAATCAAACCCTCGACGGCGCGGCAAGCATCGGTATTGAGGATATTGTCTTAGTTCACACGCGGGGCGAACAGCTTGTAGGCGTGGTGCGCGATGACCTGGATATTGATGACCCCAAAACAAGAGAACTCGCCATTGCAGACAACAGGGCAAGTGAACTTTCCCTCACCTGGGACGGTGCGCAAATCCTCGAACTTGCCAATGAGGGCGCAGACCTATCCTACATGTTCACGGAAGCAGAGCAGGCGATACTGTTTGAGGAAGCGCCACCCCTGAACCTGGATATAGGCGATAAACCCCTCGCTGAAGCTACCCCTAGAGGTGACGCCGTGCTGCGTTATGACCTTATCTTTGAGGATCATGAGCAGCAGGAGAGGTTTCACGCGTTCCTGAGAGAGTTGAATGCACGCTTCCCCGAAGCCGAAACCATAGCCGCCCGACTGGATATGTTCATATCCGCTACGCTTTATGAGGGGAAATGATGCAGATAGTTACCGGCAACGGCCCCCTCTTCCCTGATACCCTCGCTCTAGGTGACTGCCTGGAAGTCATGCGCCGAATTCCTGACGGCTCAGTTGATATGATCCTGACTGACCCTCCATTTGGTACTACTGCCGCGCCATGGGATTCGGTGATACCTTTTGGCGCGATGTGGCGGGAATTCAACAGGATAATAAAACCGGGCAGGGCTATCGTGCTGTTCTGTACGCAGCCATTCACAACGACCTTGATAGCGTCTAACCTGCGCAACTACAAATACTCCTGGGTGTGGGTCAAGAACCGCACGACTGGATTTAACAACGTGAAGAATAGACCCTTAAAGGCGACGGAGGATATAGCGGTATTCAACGCGACCACCTATAACCCGCAGGATGTAATACCTTTTGGTATGGCTGTACATAACTCCATAGGTAAACTGACACACATGCGGTGCCCGACCGCGCAAAACGGAGGGGCATACAAGAATCTTTCGTACGTCAGAGAGTTCACAAACTACCCTAATAACCTGCTTTACTTCAACTGCGTATCGAAACCAATACATAATACTCAAAAGCCGGTTGCCCTGTGTGAGTATCTAATCAAGACCTACACTAATCCCGGCGAGTTAGTGCTTGACATAACGGCGGGTAGCATGACCACGGCGGCGGCGGCTACCCGGTGCGGCAGGCGCACCGGGTAGCCCGAAAAGGACATTACGTATTTCATGAAGGGCGCTGACCGTGTGCGGGCGGCAGAGCGCGAAAGGCAGGTAAGTGGTGGCGCGGTTTAAGCAAATACTCGATATTGACTGCCTGGAAGCGGCACGGCAGCGCGTATCGTATGTGTGCGATCAGTTCGACTCAGTGGTGTGCATGTTCTCAGGCGGGAAGGATTCCCTTGTGACACTTCACCTTGTTGCGGATGAGTTGATAAAGCGCGGGAAAAGCCAGATCAATGCGGTTTTTCGGGATGAGGAGATCATACCTAACTGCGTGATTGATTTCGTAGACTCCTACCGACGCGCGGACTGGGTTCAGATGGACTGGTACGCGGTGCCCATGCGTTCCACCAAGTTCGTTCTAGGGCGCGTATTCGATTACGTTCAGTGGGACGACTCGCGGGCGTGCGTGCGACCTAAACCGGAATGGGCGATAACCCTGCCGCAGGGTGACAGTCGCGTGTTCGATCAGTTCAGCATGGACGCCTTTTGTGCTGCCCGCTTTAAGGGCAAAGTCGCGTTCGTGACCGGCATTCGCGCTTCCGAATCCCTCGTGCGGTACCGTTCCTGTGTTGAAAAGCTAAACGACAACTACATCAATGCGTCCAGTGATAAGCGCGTATCCCTCGTGAAGCCTATTTATGACTGGCAGGAAAAGGACGTATTTAAGTTCCTGTATGACAGTCGCATTCCTCACTGTCCGCTGTATGACGTGCAAAACCTGGCCGGGGAAGATTTTCGGGTGGCAACGCCCCTGCACACCGAAAGCGCCAAAGACTTTGAACGTTGGCGGGCGCTTGATCCTGATTACTACGCCCGTGTCACAAAGATATTCCCCGAAATGAGACTGCAAGAGCGTTACTGGAAGGAACTGGACAGGGCAGGACTAAAGGAGCGTTACGGGCAGTCCTACGCAGGCATACGCGCATATATAGAGGAACAGATAACAGACGAAAATCAAAAGCGGGTGGCACTGCAGCAGTTTCAGGAGGTGGCAAGGCGGGAGGCATTAGACCCCGGCGCGTATCCGCCGGAAAACCTGTACAGGCACATCCTTTCCGGTGCGTACAAACGGGAACTGATGCCCCTTAGACGCGCGGAGAGGAAGCAAATTGCAAAGATCGGGTGACAACTCCCTACGGCGCAGCAAGCGTGAGGAGTGGCCTGACTTTCCGTGCGGAAACTTTTTTGATCTTTCTATTGACATAACCTAACCGATAGGGTAATATATAGCCAGTTCGATTAAATGACGCGGCGGGAGGGTTGACCAATGGCAAAAGCACGCAGAAAAACGGTTCAATGCTGCAAGTGTCTCACTATGATATGGACTATAGATGAACACATGGGGCAGGAATATGACGCGGTAGCGTGGTGCGCCAACTGCGAATACAAAGAATCCAGCGGTGAGACAACCTACGCGGAATACTTAAAAAAGGTGGCAAGCCAGAGCAAGTACCAATCTACAAAGTATTGGAGAGGAGGTATCCTAGCTGAAATTGTGAAAACCCCTGTTGCGAAGGTGCTTCGATGACTCAAGCGGAAATGTGGATAGTTCGCACGCTGGCACAGGGGCGTAACGATCTAACCTGCATCGCTTATGAAGACGCTTCTAACCCAGGCGTATTTGAGGTTAGGCTGCGCGAAACGGAGGTTTCCCTATGATTACCACGTATGACGCGTATGTAAAGGCGGTCGGTTACTTGCAGAAGCGCCAAACGGTAGCGATGGGGGAGCGAAACGCGCTCCTGGCAGTCGGAGTCTGCCAGCGTATAGCGGGTGAACTGCTGGAAGTCACTATGCAGGAAGAGGCGAGGTTATCTGAGGATGTAGGCGCATACATAAGAAAGCAAGCGGGGAGCAGCTAATGATAAAAGACAACTATGAGTACGTCAGGGCGGGCGCGATCCTTAATGAAATGGCGAAAAACTGCTGCACGGAAGCAGCCCAAATGCAGCGATCCGGCATTGACGCCAAACTTGCCCTTGACGTGGTGGACGCTGCAAGTCAAAAGTATGCGCAACTGTTTGACGATTGGAATGACTACAGGTGGCGGCAGATAGGGGGCGGTCATGATAACCAACGATGAGCAGTTTGATAAGGTTAGTGAAACCCTCACTGCGCTAAATGAGTTTATAAGGCTTGAAGCGATAGCATTTCGCACGTCAGGTATTGACATGCCTATAACATTTTACTTACTAGATAACCCCATAAAGCAGAGCAATGCGCTGTTTGAGGAGTTTATAGCATACGCGCGGGTGAAGGCCGAAGAGTCCGACTAATTTACAGAGGGAGAGGGAATGAATACTGCGTCAGCGCCCTTCGTGGTGCCAAACGATCCTATTTCACAGATTGTATGGAGGCACGTTTCCAGTCTCAAGATGAACGCTTATAATCCAAACATTGTTCAGGAACCGGAACTAAAACTACTCGAATACTCAATCATCAAGAGCGGGTGGACGCAAGCGATTTTGATTGCCTCGGAGTCCGGTCTGATAATTGACGGGTTTCACCGCTACATGCTGTCAAAGGAAAGCTCGGCCTTAAAAAAGAAGTATCAGGGATACGTACCTTGCGTGCTTATGAATATAACGGAAGCTGACGCAATGATGCTGACTGTGCGTATGAACCGAGCGAAGGGCACTCACGCGGCGATACGTATGTCAAGCCTGGTGAAATCGCTCATAGATCAATTCCACGTAAGTCGGGATGAAATTTGCGTTCAGACGGGCGCAGATTTAGCGGAGGTGGAACTACTTTATCAGGACTCCATCTTTCATAGTCGCGGGCTAAAGAATTACAGGTACTCAGCCGCGTGGGTTCCTGGTGAATCCGGGGCGCGGGGCGCGACTTTCAACAAGGGCTATCACAACGCAGGTACGGCGGTTACGGGAAAGCGGTCGGTTATGAAGGAGGATAAGCCACGCCATGAAGGTTAAACACGTATCGTATAAAGACATTGTAAAGTGGAGGGCGGCGGCGGCTAAAGAACATGTATCTTTGCAGGAGAGCATCGGCGCCCACTGGTTCACCGTTGATGGTGTCGGGTGCGGGGCCGTCGCTATTTCGCGCATCGGGCCGATAGCACGTGGGCGGATAAAGGGCATCTGGCTTGACCCGGCGTTTCGGGGACAGGGGTTAGGCACGGAGTTCACATCCTGGCTGATAGATTGGGCATGGACGCAGGAGTGCAAAACCCTCGATGTATTCGCCGTAAATGAACGGTTCTACTTGGCGCGGGGGTGGCAACTGGTAGGCAGGAACGCCCACGGTTACGCCCACCTGACTATCACTCGCCCGGCTCAGTTTCAGAAGGTAGCTGCGAATAGGTGACCCCGGCCCTGATTGCGGCAACAAGTTCGCGGCCCCTGGATGACAAAAAAGATACCCCTGCCGATACCCTTTTGGCGGGGTATTCCTCTATCTGAGATATTGAAAGATTGCCGGAAAATGGAAATGAGATTCCGTTTTCCAAATCCTCCACGAGTTTTTCAAAGGTCAATCTGCGGGCGCGCGTGCGGGTGTGCGTACCCGTGGGCGGGCAGGCGGGCGCGTGACGTGCGGGCGCGGGCGCTGGCGCATCCGTGAGTCCTTCAACTACTGCGGTAAACTTCGCCGGCTCACTTACTTCGTTCGATATTTCCTGGTTACGGAAACGCCCGTGCAATAGCATGTGACATCGGAAGCATAGCGAAAAGTAACCTATATGCAGGCCAAAAGGTATCCGGTAGTCCTCCGAATGTGCATCAATACGGACTCCGTCCCGGTACTGGTTGACCGAACATAGGTCACAGGTAACGGGCGGAGTCCTTTCCCCCGTCCGGTATTGTTCCTTTAGCCAATTAAATGCCCGCTGACGTTGATTCGCTGAAAACCCGTTATAACTGCGCATGACGCGGTTCCTTTCGTGTGCGTGGCGATTAGACGGCAGGAAACGGTATTCCCGTGTATGGCGAACGGAGAAATTTACACTCCACCGTTCGCCATACTTTCCGTGCGGAAACATTTCCCGTAAACGGGTCCCAATCCCGCGTGCCATGATCCATCGCAACGCACGTACGTCATTTTTTGTCTGCCTGTAACCCCGAATCGATGCACGCTTGCACGAATTTACGTACAAATTCCTGCACCGTTGATTCGTTGTCAAGTACAAATTCGTAATGAGAACGCGGCAAATAGATTGTGCATTGTAGCATTTCTTCCCCTGGAAATTCCGGTTTCCGCCCTGCGCCGGGGCGAAAACCGCCCCGGTTTTCCTTTTTACGGCCCTTTTTGGCCGTTCCTACGGTAGTTTTACCATTCAACGGTATATGTCCTTACTTTCCCCGGATTCGTGTCTGTCCGGTCATCGTAGGGCGATTCGCCTGAGTCAATAAACGGGTCCGGTTCGTCATTATAGAAGGAGTCCGGCTCCGCAGGGTCATCAAACAGCCGGATGTATTCCTCTTCCGTCAACGCGGGCAGGATAACAGGTTTCTTCGCCGCTTTCGGGTACCAGTATGACTCCTCTTTATGGCGTGTATAGGACTGGCGTATAGCGGATTCCCGTGCGGCAATAAGGCATTCCACCGGGAGTCCGAAGTCCTGGTATCCCTCCATGATTCCGCCGTAATAGGTATCGGAAGGGGTACTAATACCTGCACCGTTCATTACATAGAGCATAACACGGTTAATGCTACCGTCCGGGAATGTCACGTCTATGTATTCTTTACGATACATTCCGCGTAATTGGTCACCTTCACGGTATCCTTCGTACCTGTCAAGTGTGAATTCACATTCCGCCGTTATGCGCCATATACCCGCCTGCAAGCTATCCCCAGGGGATGGGACTACGTTCGCCACTCCACGGAATTCTAGTACCCAGTCCGGTACCTCTACTGCGCAAACGGGAGTCGCGGCAGGACAGCGATAGGACATCTGATACTTGCTCAAATTTGACCCATACGCAAGGTAATAGGCGCACGTAGGGTCTAGCACCGCCTTAGACCGTTTCCCGCACGTGCGTGCCTCATATCGGGCAACAAAAGCGTTTAGTGTTGACTGAGAAACGGTCTTTTTATTCTTCTTCATGTTCGGTATATTCCTTTGTCTAAAAAGTCTGATTCGTACAGGCGTGCATACCTCCGCCGTGCCATAAAAACACGGCGGAGGTATTAAGAGTCCCCTTTCGTTACGGGAGAAGTTCGGCCAATTCCCGCGCCGTTTCTTCCGTTTGATTCCGGTCACGTTCGCGGAAATACCCTTCTAAAAGGTTATTGGCGTATACGGCGCCTGCGGATGTTGCATACATGGAAAAGTAGGGAGATGTTGCGAAAAATTCCCGGTATTGTTCCGGTGTATACCCCGGATGACTTGCCGTGAAGGTATCTTGCCTACGTTGGAATAAATTCTCCGTAGCAGAAACATCCTGGTCTAATTCCTGCCATGCAATCACTCCACCTGCGTACCTTGCGGCGTGATTCACTAATAAATCCCCGTGAATTTCCCGGTATCGATTCCATTCCCCGTCCGTGCGTTCTACTCCGTCATAATCGCCATGTCCGGCATTATAGGCAGTATACTGGTACGTGTAGGGAAGATCAACGGTGGAAAGTTCGGGTAGTTCCGGTTCCCCTTGCAAGTCTGTGTTTACAGTTCCGTTAATACCTACATATCCGTAAAGTACGTTTATACTGTGTGTTTGCGCGAATACGGGTAGACCTAATCCCCTGCACATGTCATCCGCGTGCATAGATCCATTTGTATTTACGTTTATACGTGCATCAGACCGTTGCCTATCGGTCATTCGATTCCATATTTGCAAGCGCCGTTCCAGTTCTTCTGCTGGTAACCGTCCAATTTCGTTCGCAGGTAACGGTGCGATGCAAGCCGGAACGGTGGACTCTACTGTTTCCTCCACCAAAGACTCCGTAACCGTAGTCCGCAAATTAAGCCGGTATTGTTCGTCAGGCGCATTGTTGGTTCCGTAAAAATAGGCGCGAAATAGTTCATTATGCTGAAATAGTCCGGTGTAAAATTCGTCAGAACGATTCGCCAATGCGGAATGTATACTTCTCCTGCGCATGTAAAAAAGATCTTCCGTACGTTGGGCGCGAATCAATATTTCCTGCGAATTATTTGTTGGATGTGACGCGGATTCTGTTCGCAAGAGCATACGGAAGCGGGCGTGTTCCGTAGCGGTGCGCGCCACTCCGTCCGGCGATTGTTCGTCAGCGTAGGTTACTGGCAGAATATAATTCTCTTCCCCTAATGGGTACGCATAAGGGTTATTATCCGGGAGCGTACCTTCCGCGTATGCTACCTGATAGGATGTCATACCAAGCGTAGAGAGTCCCAGCCGTGTACAAAAATCGATTGACATTATGGCATAATCCCAGTTCCAATTATCAATTAGGGATACCCGTATGGCAAAACGGGCGTCATCGTCCATAGCGTACCATTGTGCACGCCGTTGGATTCGCATTTCCTCTGTAAGTTGATCCCGTTGTATGGGCGTCAAATAGCCGATTCCCGTAAGTGGATTCCGGGGAATTTCCCCGCTTGCAGTGATTACCTGCACTTCAGTCATTCCCGTAGTGGAAAGTCCCAGATATGTGCAAAGTTCCGTTATGGATACTGCCCGTCCCTCTAAAAAATCGGTGACTTCATTTACTGCGCGAATTCGCGATTCTTGTGTCATCAGGTACCAGGAGTTGCGCCGTGCAACCGCTTGCAGTTCCGTTATGGATTCGCGTTGACCGGGAGTCAATAGGCCTATAACCGTTACGCTAATTTCCTGCGTTTCCGGGACAGCAGGTACGGGAGTCGTTACCGGCGCGTTTCGGTTGACTCTACGGCGAACGGGACGGGCAGGAACCAATTGGCTGCGAGTCTCTTCTGCATTCGCGGAATCGGTTGACGCGTTGACTTCTTTTTCCCGCTTAATCAGGTATTTACGCGTATCCGTGTCAAGGCCAATTCGCATTAGAAGCTTCGAAAATTTAAGTGTGACTCCTTCTTGCCAGGGTTTAATGTCCGGGGATTCGCAGGCGTCACGGATTAGAGCATCCAGGAACTTAATCCAGGAGGTAATTTTAAGGCCGTCCGTAGAACCGGAATGCTGACGGAATTCAAACGTTCCGTGCGTATCGAATGCCGCACGGGCATTGATTTTATGATATCGTTCGGATGCGCCGGTAGTGCCGTCATATAATCCCCGGCAAAATTCATAGTGATTCTCTTCCGTGCGGATACGGTCTAGACACTGAGTACCCGTTTCTCCTACGCAAACAAGGGAACGGGCGTAATAGGCATTATTCCCCCTGCGTGACTCCGGCATAATCCTATCAATTAGCGTTTCGGAACGTGCGTATGCCGCGCAAACATTGCGCCGTTGACGGATAGTAGTATCGCGCATTCCGAAATGAACGTGGATTCCACATTTCGAATTCACCTTTGCGCCTAATCGATTCAGGACTTCGCACGCCGTCAAAATTTGCTTGATTCCGTCTTCCCCGGAAAAGATCGGAGAAACCAATTCGAATGAATGATAATTCCCGTCTAAGGAAGAATCCGTTACTACTTTCCAGTGTGGAGTCGTCCGGTGCGTATATCCTTCGTATTTGCAAGCGATACCAGGGGTATTATTCAATTCCCGTGCTAGTTCGTGCGAATCGATGTTATAAGCTTCAATTTCCACGCCGAAAGTACGTCCCGAAAGTGCCATTACAATCATTCTCCTTTTCTCAGTCAAACGGTAGAGTGTAGAACCGATAGGGGATATATTCAGTCAACCCCTATCGGCTAGGTTATTATGGGGGATAGAACCGATAAAGGCAAGGCTATCCCGGAATCTTTTTTAGACTTTCCGTGCGGAAACTTCTTCCTGCTCAAATTTCCCGCGAAGGGAATCGGTAACGGAGGAGTCCACACGGCGCGGGAAAGCATACCGGATACGGTTTCTTATAATCCATTCTTCTGATGTATCCTTGTGCAATTGCGCCTTGATTCTATCGTTTTCACTTGCAGGCGGATTCGCAAGGATAGACTCCATTTTGGCAATTGTCATCGCGTGGCATTTTTCATAATCGGCCAATTCGCCGCGCGTAGGACGGGGATAGGAGAGAACCTGCTTAATGCGCGAGTCTGCTTTTTTCTGTTTGCGAAGTTCAACGCGCACGGCATGGGCAGACCACCTTGCACGCTCTCCATGCAAACGCTCTTGCCAATATTGCGCCTCTACTGTATCGCCAGAATCGCGGGCAGCAAGGTACCGTTCCCCTATGTCAATGTAATTGTAGTGTCCGGTCAGAACCGTGTCACTACTGCGTATCATTCGTTTGAATTCCTCTATCGGAATAAATGGCCCGTCTGTGTCATCGTCAAACATGCGGAAGAAGCCTGCAATACACTCCTGGAAATCCAACATGCGGACATAGGAAAGAGCTGCTTCTTCCCTTGACATATCGCCTGATTCATAGATGCAAAGTTTACTGATTGACATAATGGAATTCCTTTCCTAGAACCGATAAAGTTACGCGTTGACTACGCGCGTTGACATGGCGCACAATACCCCTGCAAGGCGATAGGACAGGCATACACGAACATTCCTGCCGTTACTGGTATACTGCGCGTGCATTCTTCTCCGTACGTTCGCCTAATAGCGGAAACGGGAGTCCACCTAGGAATTGCACCGTTACCACAAATTCAGTGGCGCGCAAACGTGCGTAACGTTTGAGTCCCTGGCAAAACATCATACGGGACCGGAAACATTTTCCATTACAGTACACTTTTCCTGCATTCGCCATACCGCAGTTAAGGCAACGTTTCATAGTGGATTCTCCTTTAAAACAGTAGAAAATGGTATACTTCCCGCATATCCTATCGGATAGGGTACTGACATTATGGGGCATATCGGTTTGATTGTCAAGGTACTAATCAAACCGATATGCGGAGGATTCTAGCCGTGCCGAACTTAGAAAATATCATAATAGACGAAAATGGGAGTCCGATTCCATTAGGCAAAATTGCCACCATGGGGAACCCGAATCTCTGTACATTAGACAGGGTAAACAAAATAATCGCCTGCTTGCGAAATGGTAATACCAGAGTCGTAGCAGCCAAGTGGACTGGTATTACAGATGCTTGCCTGTCCCAATGGGTGAACCATGGACTACCTATTAATGCTGAAATTAGTCACAAAGATTTTTTACAAAGAGTTAACATAGCGGAGTCAGAAGCTGAAATGGAAATGGTGTCCGCACTACGAAAAGCGGCAAACGGTTTTACTGTACGTAAGAGCATGACGAAGAGCAGAACTATATTTAAGAACCGTGTTGAGGTTATGCCTAATGGAGTTCGTGTAATAGAACCGATTGCACTACAGGAAATTACAAAAGAGGAATCAGAAGAAACTGTTTTTGATTATCGGGCAGCAGTGGAGTATCTGAAACGGCGCAAACCTGATTCTTGGTCTGATAGGAATAAGATAGAATTGACTGGGCCGGACGGGGGACCATTGCAAATTGACGCCGCTGCGCGTATTGAGGCATCGAAGGAATTGGAACAGTGGAGGAATGAACAAAATACGAATCTGCTTACGATTCTGGTACCTCCGGAAGAATAAGAATTGCATCCGCAATTAGTTTCCGCACGGAAAGTCTACGATACCTCTGTATGGCCGTAGGAGCCACATACAGAGAGTTTATCCGTTTAACGCATGAATACACATATTAGGCCCGTTTACTTCGTGTGCGTTAAATTTGATCTTAAATCTGCGTCATTTGTCTACGTGTTTTAGCACCATTTTAGCGCGTTTGTAATGAATGAACTTTATCTGATTTCAGGGATTACGTAGACTCCGGTGTACGTAATCCCTTTTTCGTGAGTCATTCAGGTAGACCGACCTATACACTTTAGCCAGCAATGCCTTTACTTCTGTTAAGGGAAAATGCCTAAAAACGGGGACGGAGGTATCGATTCCGGCGAATCTTTTTAGACGGTGGATTCGGGTATGGGCGGAATAGGTACAATTTTGCCTACCTATTTTCCGGGTATCTGGCAGACGGTCATTTTAGCAGTTCTGTTATACCGTTTAACACTTTAATTATGGTCACACCGTAGGAACATACACAGGATTGACGAAAACATATCATTTTTTGATATATTTGCCTTGTCTACTTGACATGTCTACTAGAAAATATGCTAAAAAATAAGCGTCTTTAAAATTACCGGCAAGTCCTAATTACTATACAGCTTTGTTCTTAACTAAGAAACAAACTGTATAGGCCGGAACTATACAAAACTTCTGCCGTGGAGATGTTGCAAGTATAGGGGGGTCAAACTTCCACTTCGTTCCGTTCTTCCCCCTATACGTATGGGCACCGTTTGCAACGTTGTTTCCCCGTGCGAACTACAAACTTTTTTCATCCCCCTTACTGATTCATTAGCTGTATTGTGCGGCTGGGTTCTTTGCAGTACATTGTAGATTGTTAAGTGATTCCTACTTACGCATGTGCGTGCGCGAGTCGGCAGGCCTAGTGCCGATGGCCGTGTAACGTTGGACTCCACCTTGCACACTCCTGCAAAGAACCTCCCCTATCAATACCGTATATGTCTATATCGATTCGGATAGTCCCCGGTTGCTCACCTTGATTCACTAGCATGATTTTTATTTAACGTGCTTTCGCACGGGACCGGGTTCCTACCTATTGGTTACTGATTCACGCGTATACGTGCGCGCGCGTGCCATACACGGCCATACATCAGGATACCTTCATACCAGACGGCAGAAAAGTTTCCGTGCGGAAAGACCAACTTTAGTACCAATATTCTAATCCACCTTCACTATTGGTACTAACCGTCTACGATGACCGTACACGAAGCGAACAGCGACCAAACCCGTAATCATCTATCAATTCCCGTTTACTGCGCAGGAACGCCTCGTGGTGCCGGGAAAGGGTATTCAGTACGAATAGCAGGGCAAGGTTCCCGCGTCTGGTAGCATGATACTTCCCCGGTATCCTGGCACTATTCACCGTTCCCGCGTGTCCGCTAATTCCCTTCCCGCATACCTTCCATTAGACACCGTAACCGACCTTCCAACACGTCCGGCATTTCGCCGTACTGTTACACGTTTACACACGTCTACTTGCACCATATCAGTTAACCGTATACCTGTTGGACCTCTGGCAGAAACTTCACCGCAACGCTATACTCGCTCTGACTCTGTGTGGTTACTGCCAGTCAATTTACAGTAGTAAAGAGATGTGTTAGTCTTACTGGTTGTGCCTGCCACTGGTATGACCGCCCGTCCAATAAGTCGATGTTTTGGCGGTTGTGTGGGGGATCAACTGATTTATACTGCGAGGATATTTGAAGGACCGCCAAAACTATTCCCTCCGATTCACACTCCGACTAAATTCTAAGGGGTGATTAAACTTTCTCCACCGTTTCACACTCCGACCGTTTTTCAGTACAACTCAAAACTTTTAATGTCTGTTCGCTTATCTTTCCGCACGGAAACTTAGGTTTGTGGTATTCTGTAATACGGAGGGTGGATATGTCCGTAACGATGCAGAGTTCTGCGGTTCCTGAAAAAGTAGATTTGGCTGCCATTGCATTATCCGAACTAAAACGGCAAACTGAAATAGCTAAGTGTTTACTTGATCCGGTTTACTTCTGTCATCATTACTGTGTTATTGATGATGCGCAGGGGCATGGAGGTGGTAGCGGCCAAATGCCGTTCAAGCTGTGGCCTGCTCAGAAGGCTGTTATGTGGGGGTTCATGAAGGACCGCCTGACAATCATACTAAAAGCGCGGCAGTTAGGTATATCCTGGATGTGCTGCGTGTATGCGGTGTGGCATTGTATATATTCTCCTGGTAAAAAAGTGCTTGTATATTCGCAGGGGCAAATAGAGTCAAACGAACTTATCCGGCGCATGGATGCGATTTATACCCGTCTGCCTGACTGGATGAAGGCAGACTTGCCGAAGCTGACAAAATCCAATACGGAAGTGCTGGAGTTCAGTAACGGTTCGAGTATTCAATCCCTCCCCTCCACAAAGAAAGCGGGGCGGTCATTTACCGCCTCACTTATCATCATGGATGAAGCTGCGCACTTGCAGTGGGCGCGGGACTTGTACAAGGCTATGTCACCTACCATTGACGCTGGCGGGCAGCTCATTATGCTTTCCTCTGCAAACGGTATAGGCAATCTGTTTCATGAGATATGGTCTAAAGCTGTTAATAAGCTAAATGACTTCCGCACGGTATTCCTTCCCTGGTATGCCCGCCCTGAGCGTACGAAAGCCTGGTACGAAAAACTCCACACTACCTACCCGGACCCGATGGACGTTTTTCAAGAGTACCCCGCGAACCCGAATGAGGCATTCGTATCGTCAGGGCGTGTGCGCTTCAAGCCGGACTGGATTCTTGCGAACGCGCATAATGTGGCGAAACCTCATGAACTGATACCGGAATCGGAATGGCCGGACGCTTTATACGCTATTGAAGGACTCGTGCTGTATAAGAAGCCGGAACCGGGCCGTCAGTACGTTATCGGGGCGGATGTTGCGGAAGGACTGGTAACGGGGGACTTCTCTACATTTATCGTGCTAGATAAGGTTTCGTGGGAAGAAGTTGCAAATTATCACGGTCATTGCGAACCCGACACTTTTGCCGGTTTTCTTATGATTGGATCGCAGGTATTTAACCGTTCAGGTATTATGGTAGAACGTAATAACCACGGACACGCTGTACTTACCGCATTTAAGGTGGCAAACTTCGTGCGTAATGTAATGTTGGGGCCGGACGGAAAACAGGGCTTTCATACGAACGTGAAGACGAAGCCGACGATGATTAGCCTGATTGCTGAAAGCCTGCGAGACAATCTGATTACTATACGAACTGGCGGCACGCTTGATGAATGCCAGATTTACAAAATCAACGATGACGGCACTACTTCCGCGCCTGCTGGTAATCATGATGATAGGGTAATGGCGCTAGGGCTTGCGCTTGAGGCCGCGCGTTCGGTAGTGGAACACGATAAACCTGCGCTTACCCCTGCGGACCTTTTGGCTGGGGTGAGTATGATACACAGAAACAGGGCCGCGTAGCGGTATAATGCCTGCATACAATTGTAACGCAAGTAGAGGAAATAACCCGGATATGGCAGATCAAAGAAGTAGCTCAGGGAGTAAGCCTGCAAGTAATCCTACACCTCTGCCTATCGGGCCGGTAGGAAAGAGGCAGTCTCAGCCCGGCGTCTGGACTCCGTATGCGGAGGGCGGTATTGGTATTATTCCGCGCCGTAATATCGCGGCGCCCTCACTTTTGCGCACCTCTGCTGCCTTGCAGTCCATGGCGTCCACTTCACCCCTACGACTGCTTTCTATGCTGATAGACTCGGATGTGGACGCCTCTCTTGCCGCCGATAACATCCTCACCCTTACTACAGGGGACCTGAAAATTATCGGGATGGAGTATAGTCACACTATATCCGAAGGCGCGCCGGACGCGGGCGCTACGGCACTCCTTGACAAGTTCTTTGCCGATTTACCCCCTGAAATCGGCGGGCTAGAGGGCTTACAATCCATCCTTACCCTGATGATCCTGCTTACCGGAATGGCCGCACTTGAAGCAGTTCCAGGCGAACCCCTTACAGGACTTACCCGCGCATGGCCGGTTGACCCTCTGTCGCTTTTGCTTACGCGGCCTGACAAATCCGCAGATGTGGAAGTACGCCAAAAGCAAGTGAACTTTTTGGGCGGGGAGAAAGATGACCCGCTATACCCCGGCTACATCCTACTGAACCCGGAGCGGTTCTTCTGGAAACCCTACCAGCCCATCGTAGATGATCCGTACGGTAGGCCGTCATTTGGTCCCGCAATCAGTGAAATACTTTGCATGATACATATGCTTCAAGCGTTGCGTGATTGTATAGATCATACGGCATGGCCGCGCGGTGTTGTAGAGGTGGACACTGAAGGGCTTTATAACATAGCCGTGCAGCAGATGGGTTTTATAGACACACCGACAGACCCCGCCGCGACAAACTGGGTACTGACACAGTTTGCAAACTTTACAAGCACGATGAAGCAGGTAAAATCTGATGACTGGATTGTGATGGGGGCCGGCAGTAAAACAGTTATGATGCAGGGTGGCACCTTTGCCGGGCTTGACGCGATGATAAAGAATCTTCAATCGCGGATTGTGCGTGGCCTGAAACAGATGCCTGTTATGATGGGGAGTTCGGAGGGTTCGACAGAGGGGCATACGTCTGTTCAGTGGCAGGTGTATGCCCGACGGCTTGAAATGGTCCGTGCCGCCGCACTTGTTCCGATCCTGAAAGCTGCGAACCTGCATTTTAGACTCCTGGGCCTTCCGTTCGTTGCGGTTGCGAAATTCCAGCCTATCCGCACTACGGACGCGCTTGTAGAAGCGCAAACCGAAGCAATGCGCCTGAAAAACGAAGCGATTAAAATGCTTCTGCGCTGGAGTAATAACGATAGTTCCTGCCTGGCGATTACAGGCAACGCGCCTGCCACAGCCGCGCCGGACCTGCCGACTCTTACTGCTGAGGAAGCCAAAGAGGTGCTTATGCTTGTGGCGGGTATGCCTCCTCCGCTCACCGGTAACGCGGGAGGAGGAGCGCCGATAGGTGGCGGAGACAACACGGCGCAGGATAACGCGGAGGCGAAAGCTACGTAGTGGATTATTAGGGGTAGCGGGTAGCTACTGCAAGTATCGAAACGAGGGGTAAAAACACATGCTGAAACCATTCGCCTACCATAAGCCGACATTGAAAACAAGCCAGAAGGTGACAAAACTCAGAGAGGCGTTCAGCGCACTCTCTGAGACAATTGCCGACAACTGCCCTGCGTCACGCGAAACATCTACGGCGCTTACAAACCTGGAAACCGCCGCCATGTGGGCTATAAAATCCGCAGTTTTCAATGACCCGGATAGTGAAATAGTAGAATAGTTATGCCAATTTCTTTCCGCACGGAAACTTTTTAGAGGTGAAACGCGCAAACAAAAGGAGAGCTGTGTTACAATGAGAGTAGATAACCCGAACGGAACATTCGTTTCCATTACTGCCGAACCTGTAGATTCGTCAAGAATTGCGGCAATCGGTCACTCAATCCTTACGAATACCATGATGGTTGAGTTTATAAAGGGCGGCTCCTACGCCTACTTCGATGTGCCGGAACCGATTTTTAAGGAATTCAAGGCAGCCGGTTCAATCGGTCGCTACTTTGAAGACAATATCAAGGAAAAGTACATCTACAGGAAGGTTTGATTATGCCTGCAATTCTCGGCCTTGATGAACAGAAGTGCCAGCGCAGGAACATTCTGGCGGCGAAGCGTGATAACGTCGAAGCATTCCCGATGCAGTTTTTGCGCGGCCCCGTGAAAAAGGGCGCGGGAACGACGCATAGTATCGGCACACTTCCAGAAACCGACGAAGCGGCAATGGCTATTATCAACGCTCGCTTGCCTGGAGAAACAATCCTCACGATCAATAACGTGTGGATTCATCATATGGAAGCGGCGTCAGGTGTGTTCATCCCTGACCGACACGGATTTTTGTCTACTAAAACACTGAAAAATATCCAGAAGGACGCGGACGCCGGATTTTCGTTCATGAACGGGCACAGGACAGGCGGATTTTCTCACCAATCCGAACTACCGTACGGTAAAGCGTTCGCCGGAAGGTACGAAAAAGACGAAAACGGCAATGAGCGAACCCTGATAAGCGCCTACTTCCTCAAAGATCACTACCCGAACGGCAGAACCGGACCTTCCACCGACGATTTACATAAAGGCATTGAAGGTGGTACAATCACCGACGTAAGCGTCGGGCTGCATGGCGGAAACGTTATTTGCAGCGTTTGCGGCGGTGATATGGACGATTGGGAAGAATGCCCCCACGTCCCCGGTAGTGATTACGGCATGTCAGATGAAGACAAGGAGGCGGCAGTAGCACGCGGAGTGCCAGACGCCTGCGCTTCTTATATCTTAGATAATGCCAACTGTCACGAAACTAGCGCGGTCTATTCCGGCGCTATCCCTGGCGCGGGGTTCCGTAAGGGACTTGCCGCTATCAAGGAAAATAAGTTATCTCAAACCCAAAAGCTGCAATTCAATAGAAATTACAGCAACCTTTTACCAGGGAGTAATGAAGCTATGGACGAAGACAAGACGCTGTTGGACGCTTTCAAGCAATTCATGGCGCAGCACGGGTTTAGTTTCGGTAAGAATATCGCCCCTGCCGCCCTTCCGAACGCCCTGCCTGCCCTTCCGGCACCCGACAATACGATCAATACCGCACATACTGAAATTGTGGCGGCGGCGAACAAGGCGGGCATCACGAACGCCGCTCAGTTTGCGGACCTACTGGCACACGCTGACACGGGAAAAGCATTCCTGGCAACCCACCAAAAGGAAGCCAAAATGTACGCCGTTATCGCCTTTGGCTTGGAGAGCGAAGAGGCGCGCAAGCATGTTGCGGAGGCTAATGCGCTGATTGACGCGGCCCCTCTCTCCGTCCTGTCTGCGATCATGACGAACTTTAAGTCCATCGCCGTCTCTAAGGGCTACCAGACCGAAACCGGCGCGGCCCCTCCGCGACAGACGGCAGGCGGGCAGCTTCCCAACCATGCGGCGGATTCCACCCCTCCTGCTCCGGCCGATCCAAAGATTGCGGAACCCCGGCCCGCAGGGGACATCTATGCGTTTCGCGCGCAGCAGTCTTTGCTTGCTGCAAAAACGCAGTAATGGCGGTTTGCAGCCGTTTCTACGAAGGTAAAGTTAGCAAGGCGGGCTTTATTAGCCGTCCCGCCTATTCATCCGTCTTGAGAGGAAATCAAAATGCCACAGAACAAGTCAGACATACGTTATTCGGGGGAAGGAATCGTTTCTCTTGCGAACGGTTCTCAATCCCTGGATAACGTTACACTTCTCACATCCGGCACCGTTTACAACGCGATGGATATTTTAGGCATCGTGACCGCTACCGGCAAGTACGCGCTACTGGCTCCGGGGGCGGGGGACGGAACGCAAAACGCGGCTGCGATCAATTACAACCGCGTGGATGCCACTGCGGGGGACGTGTTGAAATGCGCGGTTGTAAGCCGTTATGCGGAAGTTAATGCGAGAGAACTAAACTACTACGCGTACACCGGCCCGCAGATCATCACGCTTACCAGTCAGCTAAAAGCGCTCGGCATCCTTATCCGCCCTGCCGTTTAGGTCACTCTTTCGCCACTCTGACTTTAGAGGGCATTTACCCCGGCGCGTAAGTCAAACGCGAATGGAGTTTTACGTTATGGCAACTATGGATGTATTTTTGGCTGATGCTTTTACGATGAGTTCTCTCGTTGCAAAAGTGGATCAGGTGCCCTTTACGCCGGGGGCGGCGGGTAAGCTGAATATCTTCAAAGAGACGGGTATTTACACAACCTCCTTTGAGATTGAGGAGAGGGCGGGAACGCTTGCGCTCATCCCGAATACTCCGCGCGGCGGCGTTCCGACTCAGAACTCCCGTGACCAGCGGAAGGTCCGACTGTTCAAGCCCGCCCACCTGCCGATACGCGATCATATTCAGGCGGATGAGTTCCAAAACAAAAGGGCGTTCGGCTCTCAGACTGACCTGCAAATGGCCGAAGTCGAAGTCAATACGCGAATGGTTCGGATGTCGCGTATTATGGATACAACGCTTGAGTTTCAGCGTATCAGCGCGCTGCAAGGCATCATCCTAGACTCTGACGGATCGACGGTTATCTACAACCTGTTCAATGAATTTGGTGTCACGCAAACCATCGTTGACTTCCTGCTTGGGACTTCCACTACGGATGTTTTGTCTACCTGCGAGAACGTCCGTGCGGCCATTCAGGACACGTTAGGTGCGGACGGTTCCGAAGACATTGACGTGGTGGCGTTTGTCGGAAAAACGTTCTTTCAGCGCTTTATTTCTCACCCAAACGTGAAGCTGACCTACCAGTATTACCAGACGATTCAGCAGAATCTTAACCCTCTGCAGCAAGACCTCCGCTACACCGGGTTCAAGTTCGGCGGAATCACCTTCAAGGTATACCGGTCAAGCGTGCTAACCACTCCCTTTGTCCCGGTTAGTCAGGGAACAGCATTCCCTGTGAACGTGGAGGATATTTACGAAACCTTCTACGCGCCTGCTGACTACATGGAGACGGCGAACACGGAAGGGCGACCGCGGTACGTAAAAATGGTCCCGGACCCGTCCGGCTATAATCGGTTCTGGGAAATTGAGATGCAGTCAAACCCGCTTTCGATGTGCAAGCGGCCCGCCGTTCTAATATCTCTTATCACATCCAACTAGTTTCCGTACGGAAACTGCAACCCTGCCGTAAATCAATTACGGCAGGGTAGATATGTTCACGAAGGGGAGTAGTTATGGCACGAATTAACTATACATCAGAAGATTATGACGGTTGGGTACTGACGCTGGAAGCAGGCAATGTGGTGCATGTGAACGGCAGGCGCGTAAGTGATATTACCGGCCTTGAAATGGCCCTCAACGCAGGGGTTGCGCCTATCGGGCATGACGTGACACAGGAGGGCTTTCCGGCTATCTTGTCCCTTGCGGAAAGCAATCTTTCGGGCGCTAAATCACAGCTTCAAGTGGTACAGAACAATCTTGACGCGGAGCGGGCGCGACATGAGGAACTTGCCCGGCAGGCCGAAGATGCGATAGTGGCGAAAGCGGCGGCGGAATCACGGGCGGCGGATGCGGACGCAAGAGCGCAAGGCCGAACCGACTCCGAAAACGAACTCAAATCGCAAATTTCTACGATCACAGGTGAGCGAGACTCCGCCCGTGCGGACCTACAGTTTCGGACGGCGGAACTTGCGCAGGTGAACGATAAAATCGAAGAATTGCAGCTTGCTTTGACCGCCGCGACAGAATCTGCAAACCAGGCGGCGAACGCGAAGGCTGTTAAGTAGGATAATCCGCTATGGCTGATCCTCTATGGCAAGCAAGAGCCGTATCTACAGTACGGCTCTGTTTGCAACTAAAGACAATCCCGAACGCAGACTTGATTGATGAACTCAAGTCTGTTTCTCGTGTGCTTTCTGCAAATGTGCGGGAGGTGGCCGCAAGCGCGGTGGCAGACGCCTTAACGGGTGATGATGCCTCATTTTGGGGTGAAGCAGTGGGGTTTCTGTTCTCTGCTGGCGTACGAATAATCCTTCCGAAGCAGGTGCCTAGAGGCGAAATTATCGCCCTGAAAACCGATCAAGGCGAAGCGGAGTTTTCTGCACCTGCCGCAACAGAAGGGGGCAGGCCGATTGAAAAGGTGTGGGTGGACGCTGCTTATGACCGCATTGTCTGCATGTCCGCAGTTCAGGCAAACCTTACGGTTTATCGCGCCTTCTCATTTTGCCAAGCGGCAGGCAGGCGTTCGGATAATGAGGCGCAAGGTCGTTATCTCACCAGCAACCTGCTATTTAATCAGGTGATGGATTTAGTGCAGCAGGAACATCTTTACATCAATAATAACCTGCTTTGGTCTTATTATGCGATAATGTAGGGAGATATGTTCAAACCAAACGCGGCGTTAGGCGCTTATCTGGCGTCAATATTCTCCTACAGCCTTGACCTTGTTGGGGACTCTATCCAGATCAACGGGGTGGAATTCCCTGGAGGCGCAACCTGGATAGAGTCGACACCCGCCAAAATTCAGACTTTTGTAAAAGATGACGGAGAATGGGGAAACCCTATATATGACGTTACCGTAAACGCGAACGCTCTTAACGCGCCGTGGAATGCCGCGAACGGTGCTGAGATAATCCGCGATAAGTTCGGCTGGCGCGGTTCTGTGAGACGAATTGACCCGGCAGGCGCGGGAGACGCAGCCCTTTTCGTAGTGTTGCTTGTAGTAATCTCCCCGCAGGACGGATGATATGCTTTTCGCTATTAAAAACCATGTTCTTGCACTTCTGCAAAACGATAAACGGCTTGTGGCTGGCGGGGATGATTACGCGGCGGGCTGGCCTGGGTTTAAGAGGCCGTCTAAGGTGGGTACAGACCCTACGCAGGCACCTCTTGCGGGCTGGATAAATCTATTTGAGGAGGCGTATGCGGATGATGGAAAGAAACATCGGCCTGCGATTTACTGCGGGAATAGGGCGATTTCTTCGTCTGACAGAGACTCAGGGGTTGACCTTTCGGGCGGCACGGGTTACAAATTGCGTGAGTTTGTGCTGCCTCTTGTTATATGTGCGATGGCGACGACGGAGGCGCAGGCGAACATGCAGGTATCCCAGCTTAAATACAATGTTTCCTCTATACTGCTCACACACGCGATAGAGTCGGGGTATTGGTACAGCCTTTTACTGCCTGGAGTGGTGGGGACGGGGATAGATGAACGTATCAAGGTGTCAGGCGAAGGGCAGGGCGCGACAGCTATAACAGAGGCAATCTGCACCCTGCCTGTTCTGATAAAATATGTGTTCACTCCTCGCGCTGCAATACCGTAAATAATTTATGAAAAATGTAAAAGTGGGCGTAATCATTTGTGAGGCGAAAAACTACTTTCGACCTTACCTTTTGCCTGTTTTGCGGTCTTTGCAGGGCGTATCCGGATTCGTCTTTGTATATGATGACTGTGATGAGTGGGAGGAGTTGCGCAGCCTCCCAGACAGCGTAGTTGCAGATAGGCACGTAAACCCCATTAATGAGGCTTCAGATGGCGCTAAGATGCCTCCGTGGAGGATTTCGCATTATCGGCAGATTATGCGTTCACAGTTCCTTGCAGGGGCAGGGGATTACCTTCTTAACCTGGATTGTGATACTATCCCACCCGCAGACGCGATACCGCGACTGATTGCGCGAAACGCAGCCCTATCATCGGCGTTCGTATGCCAAAGAGGGGACAGGGAAGTAGTTTCGCTCCCCTCCTACAAAGACCCCTCTCCAGGGCGTACGCCTCCTTCTCCTGACGGCCTGTTAGGGTATGAGGAAGCGGATGACGGGAATTATTGGGCCGGTCATTTCGGAATGGGCTGCCTGCTTATGCGCCGTGATGTGTTGGAGGCTACCCCCTGGAGAGACCCCGATTACCTGTACTCTGTTGACGGATGCGAAGACGTGCAATTCTGCGCGGATGCGAACAAGAACGGTTTCGGCAAGGTTTACCTTGATCTATCCATTTCCTGCTGGCACGCGGACAAGGACGGATTTTCTAACCATATCATAGTCGGCGCGAAAGACTTTGTAGTACAATGGACTGGGCAGCCGTTTTACGTCTACAATAAATTCGGAAGTTTTGCCAGAAATTCCCCTGTGTGGGATTTGCCTGAAGAAGTTCGCAACGTTCTCCCGGAAGAATTTTCCAGGGGGTTTTACCCGCGTTTGACGTTAGAGGTTAAACGCACAGAGGAGTTAGGGATATGCCCGCTGTAGTTTTATCAGGTATTGGAACTGCCATAGGTACGGCTATTGAGGGAGTTTGGGGTAATCCTCCTCTCTCTACTACCGGAGTCCCGCGTCAGATTGGAAACGCCACGAATCCGCACCGTTTTTGCGTGGTGCAGCCTACTGGCGGCATCCCCCAAAAGGCTACGATCAATGTCCCGCACAATGAGCTTGACGGAACAAACCAGCCGGTACGTTCTCAGATCGTTGAGAAAGTGTACCAGGGTGATTTTTCCCTACTTGCGGACTCTGAGAACCTTTACAACTTCATGCTTTCACTTCTAGGGCGTGACGTGCAGACGATTCTTGTAGCGTCTGGATCGAATGCGGGAACTCCTGTAATCAAGCATGTCATGAAGGTCGGAACGCGCGCACCGTCATTGACGGTGGAGGAGCAGTTCAATGACGGTTCCGGGCGGCTAGCTACGGGCTGTAACGTATCGCGCGGGGAATTCACGTTCGGGCCGGAAGTGACCGCTAAGTTTACCATGCAGGGCAGGCGGTCAATCCCTAATGACTACCTGAACGCTACGAACGTTAAGACGTTTTACCCATTTACGGCGACGGGGGCGGTACTGCCTGCACAGATGGGCGGGGATGGAACCATACAGCTTGCCTCTACCGCCGTGCCTACGTACGTGGACGTGCAGCAGGGTAACTCCGGCAACGGGCCGTTCGTGTGGGCTGGACTCAGGTTTGGAAACGTCGCCGCATTTGCATCTACATTTCTAACCATAGACGGAGTCGCCGCGCCCGCCGCGCAGCCTATTAAGGGTTCGACACTCAGTATTGACCGTCAGGTTACGTATGAAATGCTGGCGGGTTCTGAGTATGACATTGGTTCGGTGTGTTCCCACGAAGTCACCATGGGCGGAAAACTCAACTTCCTGTATACCGACGCAACCCTTTCCGCGAAACATTTACAGCACTCAACGTTCGGCTTGAACTTCTCCTTCCAAGGAATTCAAATCGGAACGTCAGGTGTGAACTACAGCCTAGAGGTTTACATTCCGGCGTTCAGCCTGATTAACGCGCCAATCCAGCTAACGGACAAGGAGCTGATGATTACCTGCGATCTTGACGCAATCCTTAACCGCGCGATCGGTTCCCTTGCGGTCATCACTCTGGTAAATACGTTCGATAACACCGCATTAGGTGGTACTGTCGCTTCCGCGCCAGGTGGCCTGGGCGGTTGGTTGGCGGGATAGCATAAACTGTAGTAAAGTGAATACAGGGTTAGTTAGTATCATGATCTTAGGACCTCCTTAATTATGCGCTGATAAACCTTGTATTCACTGGCTATCGTGGATATGTGTAATCCATCCTCTTTGAACTTGCGTTTTATCTCTGACTTCTGAAATTCACTGAGGTTCGATGCCGATATTTGCGATTCTACTTGATAGTGTTGACCGCACCGACTGCGACCCTTTGCAGATGCGTCCTTATTGTTATCGTCCGAAGTACCTGCAAAAAGATGTTTCGGGTTGACGCAGCCGGGGGTATCGCAGGTGTGAAGTATTTGCATGTTTTCGGGGATAGGGCCGTTGTAATGCTGGTAGGACCATCTATGAGCGCGGATATATTTCTTGTCTGCGTAAAACTTGCCGTAGCCGTCCTTATCCACGGATGCAGTCCATATCCAGCATTCGCCTTGCGCCTTGATATTGGCCCAAAAGCGTTCAAATGGAGGTTTGTAGACGGATAGCACGTTACATTCCTTTGAACAGAACCGGCCCCAACCTTTGTCAATGTCCGCCTGTGATGTGAGGAACGGTTTGAGGCAGGACTTTCTTTCACAATTTCTTTTTACGTTAATGCTATACTTACCCATAGTCTGAACTCTCCTTCGCGCCGGTATTGGTATGATTATTATACCCTAATTTCGCGGAGGTTTTGGTGGTAAAACTTTCAATCTAGCATATAATTAGTTTCCGTGCGGAAACTTCACTGACTTGCCCCGGTTATTCCTATCTCCTCCGTGCGGAGTGGCCGGGGCAGGAACCGTTTTCTATCGGAGGAAGAAAACACCATGTCCAACCCCAATTTACCCGTAACGTCAGCCGCCCTCTTCCCCTTAACAGGGGGCGCAAATGTCTGGATACAAACCCTTTCTAAGCCGTGGCGCGATGAGGCGCTCTCCTGTGCGGCCCGGTATGCAGCCGAACAATGCGTTTCCATGAGGATAGGGCAGTATCATTCCGCGATAATGGCTGAGATAAGGTCAATGTCTCCTGAAATGCAGGCTGCATTGATTGCGGGATCAGAGCAATACACGTACGTAAAGACGGCCCATGAGTTACACCCTTTCCCGAATGAGCCTGAGTTAGAGGAAAAAGACCCCGGTGTATTCACTGACGAACTGGAGAAGTATAAGCAAGACTGTGAGATTATCCGCCGCGCCCGTGAAAATGAGGTGGAGAAACTCTATACCCAGGAGGTGATTCGTGCGCTTGAGATGCCTCAAAAGGCGCGGATGAAGTCTGCCTTTGACGCCCAATATCGGCAGGCTTTTGAGGCCGCTTTTAATAGCCGTCTCAAATGGGAATACCTCTACAGGGCCGTACGAAGCCCGGACGCGCACGAAACCCGTTACTTTCGGTCAGTAGAGCATCTTATTGACGAAGAAGGGCTGCACGAAGAGTTGACAGAAAGTTACGAGTCTCTACAAATCAAGCCTGAGATGGTCCCTACCTCGCCCGATTAATTGCCAGACACTTAATCGGGCTATCCATGATGTTCCCAAGGCGTTATACATCCCCTGTAGATGAACGGCTGACAAGCATCCGGGTAAATCAGTCAGATGATCCGTGGTGGATTTTCTCAATCCTGTGCTGGCTGGGAAGCTATAAAGGAATCGTGGAGTCTCAATGGGACGGGGCAGACGTGTACCGCCAGCTTTTAGAGGATAGACTGGAAAAAGACTCGCCTGAATTCCTGTACAAGTTTTACAAGGACTTCACCACGTTCTTAAAGGCAGACATCTCCTCAAAGAAAAACAGGTAACAGTGGCAAAGTATATTACAATCAAGATAAAGAACTTTCCTACCCCTATGCCTGATATGGCGGAAAATCTCCGGTCCCGCATCCTAGCCGAAGCGGGACCGATTTACGTAAAGTGGATACAGATGCTTTTGGGGCAGTCCGCCCTGTACAGGCTCAGTCCTGATTATAAATACAGAAAACTAAGCGGTCTTACCAGACCAAGAATGATAAGGAAGGCGGGCAAGGATATAGAGCAGCCCTTGATATTGACAGGGGCGCATATCTATGACACTATCACATGCAATACGGATACCGGAGAATTAGTCGTAGGAATTCCTGACAGCGAAGGGTTTTCCGATGAAGGGTTTGACATTGCAGGGTACTGGGAAGATAAAACGCGGTATATTGAACTAGGGATCGAAGCGGCGGAACCTGACATTGAAAAACTGGTTGACCGCATTCTAAAAGAAGAACTTGACAAGATGTTCGCCTGAGCAGGAGTTGGTATGCCTACCAGAAATATAACTATAGAAGTAATCGGCCTTGATAAGATACAACTTCTTAATGCCGTCATTGAAAGCAACGCGCAAAAGATTGCTGAGTTAGAGGCGGCGTTTGCCAAAGCGGCTGTGTCCGCCTCTGCGTTTGCCTCTGCCGTAGGCGCTACGAATCCGGTCGTTAAGGCGCAAACATCGGCTGTTTCATCCGCTACGCAGGCGGTAAATCAGCACGCGGCGGCAATGAATCAACTGAGTCAGGCAACGAACAAGTCAAGTGCGTCCATGCTTGGCAGTATCGGCACGATGCTTAAATACCGGGCCGTTTCATTCGTGTTTGCGGAAGTGACGCAGGCTGTTGGTAACACAATCCAGGCGTACGCGGACCTTGAAAGGCAGACGGCAAGAATTTCGCGCGTGCTTTCCTCTCCTACCGAAAAGCCTGTGATTCGTGCGAGTATAGGGGAGGAAATAACCCGTACCGGCGCGCCTATCAAGGAGGTAGGAGAGGCTTTCTATCAGGCGGGAACGATCTTTAGCGATACGGCTACCAGGCTGCAAACAGTCAAGACGGCTATGGATTTAGTCATAGGTACGGAAGGTGACGCGCGAACGATCACCCGAACTATGATACAGATTTATGAGCAGTTCGGCGGGCAGTTAGATAAGACAGCTTCCCAGGCTGAGAATATGCGCCGAATAGGGGAGGTGATGGCTGTCACCTTTAAGACCTCCGCCGCTGAGACAAGTGAACTGGCAAATGCCTTAAAGTATGTCGGCCCTATCGCAGAATCCGCTAAAATCCCCCTGGAACAGATCACAGGAGTCGTATCGGCGCTCTCTGCCGCAGGTGTTCGCGGAAGAATGGCCGGTTCTGAGATCGGGCAGTTTATCGCGGGGATAGCCAAAAGTTACGATGAGAAACTAGGAGGAATAGCAAGGGGTGGTAAATTATACTCTTTTGAAATGGCTAAGATTTTAGAAGGGCCAAACAAGGGGGGTATTGATCTTTACAAGACTATCGAAAACATCGTAGCTGTCGCGAATACGCTTCCTACTTCTAAGGCAAGAGAGTTCCTGGAGCAGTTGACTGGTACGCAGCAATCCTTTCGGTTCATCGGTGCGCAGGGCAAAGAAAGCCTAGAAATGATCCGTTCTAGCATTGAAAAAGTGCAGGCGGCATTGAAGGGGCAAACCAACGAAGCAGAAAAGATGAAAGATCAGATGATGACCACGGCGCAGGAGTTCCAGCGCGTGTGGAGTGGCGCTATGACGGCTCTTGAAGGCGCTTCGCAGCACAGCGGGCTACGGGACTTCCTGCACGGTATAGCGCAGGATTACCAGGCGATAGCGCAAGCGGCGGTAGACGCGGCAGAGGCAAGCCAGAGGGTAGGGCACGCGCTCACTAGCGGGCCGGAAATGATGCAACTGACAACGCAGCGGCAGATTGTAAATACCATACTCAGCACTAAAAAGGAGGCTTCTGCTGACGGCATAAACATTACCGATTGGCGCGAACTTCGCGAAAAGACAGGCTTGACCGATTCGGAACGCAACTGGTTCCTGAAAACCTTCAATCTACAAAACACGGGTTCTATCTTCAACCGCTTCCAGCAGGGCGCGGGAGACATTCCCGAAGATCAGATGAAGGCGTTTATTTCTGCCACGGATGCAAGAATCATTGCCTTGCGAACTGAGCATGCCGTTGCAAGGTCAATGACAGGTGGGGCGTCTCTAGGTTCGGTACTGTTTTCTCACCCGGAGGATATAAAGCATGTCAATCAAGATTTGCTAAAGACTATTCATGAGGTGGCGAAAGAGATAGGTGTCACGGTAAAGATTGGAACCGCGATTACAGGGCACGCGAAACATGTTAAGGGTAAGAATGTAGACAGCAGGCATGTAGGCGGGAACGCCTTTGACATTACGGAGTTCAACGGTTTGCCAGCCCTGGCAGGTACGGCAGGTGGCGCGCTCGCTGATAAGTTCGTAGAGCGACTCGCAGCTAGAGATTTTAAGTTTGGGGAAGGAAGTAACACGCATTCCTATTTATGGAAAACAATGCTCGGAGGGAATCATTTTAACCATGTGCATATTTCCCAGTTGCCGATAGGAGGTAATCCGCACGGAGGAGTCAAGGATGATGCTACCGGCAAGGGCGCGGAGCGGGATGCACGTAAAGCGGCGACGGCAAAAGCAAGGGCAGAGGCGCTGGCGCGTAAGATCGAAGCAAAAATACAAGAAGGGTTAGCCCACCAGGAGCGTGCAGCCGAAATACTCGTGCAGCGTGACAAAAAGGCGCTTGACGCGGCCATACAGGACTTGCGTGATACCCCCACTACGAAGGAGGCTGGCGACAGAATGCTTGCCCCCTTGCAGGCGAAGTACAATGCCGACTTGAAGGCGCAGGGAGGTATCGCCGTCCGGTTAGCCGCCCACAAGGGTGAGAAAATCAGTCTTTCAGATTGGCTGGAAAGCAGGAGTATGAGCGATCATAGCGCCGACTCTGCCGTAGACTCCTCTGATGATACGTTCCTAAAGCGTGCGGCGGAAATTGATGCTTATACTCTAGAAAGGGCTATCAAAAAGCATGGTGTGAATTCAGCGGAGGCACGCTTTAACGCGACGATAGCGCAGCGATCCGCAATACGCGCAGCCGCCAAAAATGAGAGTACAGACCCGGTAACGATTGCGAAACTACGTGCGGGAGAAACCGGGCCGCTTGCAGACCTTGCGCAGCAGAGGAAAGATGACAGGATAACTGTAAACCCTGACGATGAACAGTCAAAGCAAGTCGGTTTCATTCGTGACAGACTGCAATACGCGCTTGATAACATAAAGCTGCAAGGCAATCCAAAAGGCATGTTTGCGCTAGAGAATATCCCCGGTCAAATTGCGGATGCTACTGCAAAGAAAGCCGCTGTTCAAAAACAGATAGACAATTTTGATATACCGGAAGTCTTTAGAACAGACGAAACGCAAAAGGAGTTCGACGGGCTTATACTCCAGGTGAAGGGGTTCTCAGATACAATACAGTCTCTAAACAACCGCATGAAGCTTTCGGAGTATGAGAAGTCTTTCAATCGGGCGCAGAAGTCCTTTGACGATCAATCAAAAGCCGTCAACGATGCTCACGCTTCTGTATGGAATGTGGATGACGCCGCCGCTTACAGAGACGATATAGTGCGCCTCCAACAGTTGCGGGCAGTTGCGGCGAAAAGGCTGGAGTATGTCACAAATAAAACGATCGGAGACCCTGACAGCCAGAGCAAAATTGACGCGGCCCAACGTTCTTATGACGATTCAGGGGAAGCGATAACGGGGGCGCAAACCTCTTATGCGTTTGGGCGCAAGCGTGCGTTTCAGGGAACGATCAATAACGGCGTCATGGGATTTTTGCGGCAGGGGCAATCACCTCTCACGGCTCTAAAAGGCGTTGGGGATCAGATCGTCGATCAGATATTGCAGTCTCAGATCAAAGCCTTTACCGATCCTATGGCGACTGGCTTGACAAAAGCCTCTCTGTCACTTGAGAAGAACACGTCCGCTTTAGACTCGCTGAACACATCACT